ACCGTGGGCTCTGGATCTACTAATTGGGTTCTTACTCGTACTACAGATTATGATACTGTTCCTCCAATTGCAGAAGGTAATATAGTCCCAGTTACTTCAGGAGCGGTTAATTCAGATACCTTATGGATTCAAACTTATAATGTTATCACCATAGGAACTAGCCCAATTGTATGGGTTCCCTTTGGTGTTTCACCTATTCCTCCTATAAGCGGTAGCTTGATATTATTAGAAAATAAGATTGTAAGTTCTCCAACTGCTTCAGTGACCTTTACAGGCCTAACTTCCGTCCAATATAATAACTATGTTTTCTATATTAATAATATAATAACAGACCAAAATACCATTCCAGGGCTTGGAGTTTCTTTTTTTATGCAGGTGTCTACTAACGGAGGATCTAGTTATTTTAATTCAGGATACTCGGGATTTATAAATAATAACTATTTATCTAATTCTACTGTTTCCACGAATAGCCCAACAGGGGTTCCTCTTTCTATAAGTATGGTCTATCCAGGATCTGGAATACCATCAGCTCTATCAGGACAGATTAACTGTTACAGTATAACAGATGGTAATGCACCGTACTTTAATTCAAATACTAGATATGTATCAACTGGATCAACTATGGGAAGTATAAACTCAGCATCAACGAGTGCGATAAATCAGCCCAATGTAAATGCATTTCAATTTATACTAACTAATAGCTCGGGAACAACTAATATACAAAGTGGGGTATTTTCTTTATATGGAATAGCTCTATAAGGATATTAATGTCTATAATTCAGTTACCATTACCAACACATGTGATAATATTTATATGTATTATAATTGCATACGGATTATCTTTGGTATCAATTCATTATTCTAAATTTTAAAAATTAGTTATTCAACTACAGATTCATATGCCTTTTTTATGTCTTTTATTTTGATCTTAACAGGCATAAGATCCCTTTTTGCTAAATCTTCAAGGGAGTTTATCTGATAAGCTTCATAAATAGATTTAACTATATTTGGCCACCCATCAAGTTCCCATACTAACCATTCATATTCTTCTTTTGATATTGGAGGATTGGTATTTGATGGTGGTATTTCAGCCCTTATTTCTTTTATAACTCGTAAAGATTTTAATAAAGATAACTCTATCTCATCTAATTTTTCCCTGATAGTCATTCAATTCTCCATCCGTTATTCAACAAATAATTAACTATTAGACTGTATTGCTTATGTCTAACATTTTTACCTTTTGAGACAAAATTAGTGAGGGTATTATGGGATATCCCTATCAATGCTGCAGTTTCTAACAATCCTATTCCTAATTTAATCATATGATTTGCTAGTTGTTTTCGAGCGTCTTGTTGCTCTAACATAGGATTTTTATATGAATTCATAAATACCCACCAATTGTTAATGAATTATCTTGACTTGAAATATTATATAATATATTATAACTAAGAATCTATTTGATACATAACATATCATTAATCGGTTCGAAGTATAATATATTTAAT